AGATCTTGCAGAAACACCGGTTTTCCAGCAGTTTCTCTGATTTTGTGACCCGGTACACAGCGGTCAGCTCCACCAACCTGCGGACGCAGACTTCCGAGTATTACGCTTTGGAAGAAGATGACGGACTGACTATGAACCTGGGAGTCAATCCCCTCCTGCAGTTCGGACTGGAAGAGACCAGGGCGGAGCTGTGCGGGAATATTTTGACAGCTCTGTCCGCAGTCAATTACGTGCCCTTTGATTCGGATACCATCGGGAATCCGGCGCTGGATCTGGGGGATGTGTTGACCTTCTCCGGCGGGCAGGCGGACGCCCAGCAGATCACCTGCGTGACATCTTTTACGGTCAAGATTGGCGGCAGGCAGAGCCTGAAATGCGTGGGGAAGAATCCCAGGCTTTCCCAGGCGAAGTCCAAGAATGATAAGAACATCTCCGGGTTGCTCAACCAGATCGAGGCAGGGAAGATCGGCATCCACACCTTTACAAATGCCTCTGAGTATTCCATCGGGGAGACGGATGTGCGGATCATCAGCATTGAGTTCGCTTCCAAAGAGGAAAACCACGCCCAGTTCTTCGGGCAGGTAGTGGTGGACGTGGAAGCGCAGGCGGTGGAGAAATCCACCCAGGCCAGCGGCACCATCGTGATTCCGTTCCCTTCGCCCGGAAGCGGAGCGGCAGGAAATGCTGGAACGGAGGACGGCCCGTCCGGGATGGAAGCGGAAGCTGGGGATGCTGAGGATGGCGCTGCCGGGGAAGAGACCACGGATATTTCCGTGGATGTGAGCCTGCCGGTGACCTGGACGGAGGACGGGAAGGCAGTCTGTTATGTGACCTTTGAACTGAACAATGCGGAGATCCTGCTCCATCATCCGGTGGAGACCTGGCACAGCGGGAAACACATCCTGTCCTTGTATTATCCGATTGAAAATATCGTGCCGAATATTACCAATACCTTCAACGTGTACCTGCGGATGGAGGACGGTTCTGGCAGTGTGGGGATCGGGGACTGCATCGCTTCCATCAGCGGCCAGGCTATGGCTGCCGCAGCGGCCTGGGACGGCAGGATCGACATTGAGGAATCGGCGGCTTTGTTCGGGATCCGCGGCGGGCTGAAGGCGAAAGGGATTTCGGATACTATTTCCATGGATACTATGGAACTGGTGCAGAGGAACTATACAGATACCCTGGCGGCAAAGCCGGGGATCGGGGCGTTCTGCCGGCCGGTGACGCTGCTGGTATCCGATGGCACAGAATGAATACGGGAGGAGAATGGATATGGTTTTAAAAGGCGTGATGACGCTGGAACTGACGGATGAAAATACCGGGGCGGTGGAGACCGTCACGGAAGAGAACATGATCACCGAGGCGGTGAACAACATCCTGGGCTTAAACCCAATGGGGATCTTTTACGCCGCCACCGGGGAGTATGACGATGCCCTGCTCTGGAATGGGAACCTGCTCCCCATCTGTCCCAACATGATTGGGGGCATCCTGCTTTTTTCCGAAGTCCTGGCGGAGGATGAGGAACTGCTGTATGAGAGTTCCGACAACCTGCCGGTGGCCTACGCCTCCAATGACGTGAATTCCACGGCCAACCTGGCCAGGGGGAGCCTGAACCTGACGGAGAGCATGGCCATCTCCAATGGATATAAGTTTGTCTGGGAGTTTACCCCGAATCAGGGGAACGGCACCATCGCAGCGGTGGCATTGACCAGTTCCTTCGGCGGGCAGAACGGCTTCGGCAGTCTGACCGGGGACGCCAGCGCCTTCCTGCAGCTGAAGGCTGCGGATATCGGGGCAATCCCGGACGCCAACAAGATGTTGCTGTTTGAGGCGGTGGAGCTGGATTTTGAGGACAGCCTTTTGTATTCCATCACTTTTGAGAATGCGGGCGTCCGGATCCGGAAGCTGCGGATCCCGGTGTTTTCCATCGGCTTAAATGAGAAGCTGGATGATTCCACCTATACGGTGCTGGAGGATGAGGTGCTGACGACGGAGACCTTTGAGTTCCTAGGCAGCTATACCAAGTACGGGGAGTTCCTGGATGGGCAGGACGGATACTGGTACGGGTTTTCCAATGAGGGGAATTCTTCTGGGGATGCAACAATGCTTTGGATCCAAATCTCCAAGACAGACTATTCCTTTACAGAAGGGCAGTGGACGCTGTCCAACGCAAAACTGATGGATGTGGGTACCCGGGCGTTGGATTCCTTCCCGGAACGGAGCGTGAAATGCTGCATCCGGGGCGGGTATCTGTATGTGCCTGCCTATGACAAGAAGGGGATCTATAAGATCAGCCTTTCCAACTCCACGGATGTAACGCTGATCGAGTTCGGATTTACGTCCAAATGGAAGCCCTTGTGCGAGACCGGATCCTGCGAGCTGTACCTGACGCTCATCGGGGATCTGATCATCGGCGGGGATTTCCAGGTCACTGCCAATGATGAAGTGATCCATACCCAGGGAAGCGCAAGGCTCAACAACGCCGCGACACCCCTATTCCAGTATAAGAACTTCCTGATCGGCTGGGGAGGCAGCTATGGGAAGGAGTACCGGACGGCTTATCTGTTGACGCCGTACCTGGCGTCCATTAACAACCTTTCCTCAGCGGTGGTGAAGACCGTAGATAAGACTATGAAGATCACCTATACGCTGACGGAACAACCCGATCCCGTGCCGTGAGGGAAAGAACTGCCCTGGAAAGGGCAGGCGGCACTTTATATAGAGAAACTGACTGGCAGGCGCTCTTTTGGGGCGTCTTTTCTTATGGGAAAGAGAGGAACAAAAGCAATGAAAGAATTTTGGAACATGATCCAGATGGTATTTGCCGCGGTGGGCGGCTGGCTGGGGTATTACCTGGGCGGCTGTGACGGCCTGCTGCTGGCTCTGGTGGCTTTCGCGGCGGCGGATTACCTGACCGGCGTGATGTGCGCGGTCAGCGACCGGAAATTGTCCAGCAATGTAGGTTTTAAGGGCATCTGCCGGAAGGTGCTGATCTTCCTTCTGGTGGGGATCGCCAACATTCTGGATGTCCATGTCATCGGCACCGGGTCGGTGCTGCGGACGGCGGTAATCTTTTTCTATATTTCCAATGAGGGCGTGAGCCTTTTAGAGAACGCGGCGCACCTAGGGCTTCCGGTGCCGGAGAAGATCAAGGCGGTGCTGGAGCAGCTCCATGACCGGGCAGAGAAAACAGAAACGGAGGAGAAATGAGATGAAGTTAGTACAGAGTATTTTAACGAAGAATCCCTGCTATACGGCGGGGAGAAAGATCACGGTGAAGGGACTGATGCTCCATTCGGTGGGCTGTCCCCAGCCCAAGGCGTCCGTGTTCATCAATTCCTGGAACAGCCCGTCCTATGATAATGCCTGTGTGCATGGGTTCATTGACGGGAATGACGGGACGGTGTACCAGACCCTGCCCTGGAACCACCGGGGCTGGCACTGCGGCTCCGGCAGCAAAGGGAGCGGGAACAATACCCACATCGGGGTGGAGATGTGCGAGCCTGCCTGCATCCGGTATACGTCCGGGTCGAACTTTACCTGTTCTGACTTGCCGGCTGCAAGGGCAGTGGCGAAGCGTACTTACGAGGCGGCAGTGGAATTATTTGCTTACCTGTGCAAACAATACAATCTGAACCCAGCCGCGGACGGCGTTGTCATCAGTCACCGGGAAGGGCACAGCCGGGGGATCGCTTCCAACCACGGGGATCCGGAGCATCTGTGGAAGGGGCTTGGCCTGGGCTATACCATGGACGGGTTCCGAAAGGATGTGAAGGCGGCTATGAACGGCTCTGCGGTTTCGGAACCGGAAGAAGGCGGATGGTACCGGGTCAGGAAGTCCTGGGCAGACGCGAAGTCCCAGAAAGGGGCGTTCAAAGTGCTTGCCAATGCTAAGAAGTGCGCAGATGAGAATCCGGGGTATTCGGTATACGATGAATCCGGGAAGGCTGTCTATGGAGGATCGGGATCCGGAAACGGTTTTTCCCCTTATCTGGTGCAGGTATCCATCACTGACTTGAACATTCGGAAAGGATCGGGGACGGATTACGGGAAGACCGGGAAGTATACCGGGAAAGGCGTTTTTACCATTGTGGCGGAAGCGGACGGACAGGGAGCCTCCCGCTGGGGCAAGCTGAAATCCGGCGCTGGATGGATCTCGCTGGATTATGCGAAGAGAATTTAATATAGGGGATGATTGAAAATCCCGCATATGGCTGGTCTGAAAAGAGTGGCTGTATGCGGGATTTTTTCTATTCAAACAACAGATTACTGTTCTGAT